AGAGTCGTAGAAAAGGATTTACCTATCAGGTCACTGGTGGAGTTTACGGATACAACTTCAACTTCATACCTGCTTCGATGAACATCCTTGCTGCCTATGAGAAAGGACATTACAAAGTAACGCTTGACGGTATTCACTTTACCGTAAACCACATTAACAGAATTACTGATTGGGGTAAGAAACAAGGGAAGTTGAGTAAGCGTGACCACTTCAGAGCATCGTTTGTGATGAAGAATCAGACTACAGGTATTGAAGTCGAAGACGGTTATATGTCTGAGGTACAGGCTGTTTCTTTTAAAGACAACCCGTTTAAGTCGATTGGAGAATCAACGGACCTAATGGGATTTGAGGAAGCCGGTAAGTTCGAGCACCTATTGACAGCATATACTATATCAGAGCCTACGTTTCGTGATGGAGACATCATGACAGGGATTCCCCTGATCTGGGGAACTGGTGGAGACATGGAGAAAGGTACACGTGACTTTGCTGAGATGTATTATGACCCGGAGCCTTACGGATTAAAATCATACGAAAACATATATGATGAAAACGCTACAGGTGACTGTGGTTGGTTCGTTGATGACATGTGGTACTATCCCGGTTCTGTCAGAAAAACTTACTATATTACTGACAAATACGGAGAGAAAATCGCCAAGGAAGAAGTTCTGCCTTTCGTAGACGACCAAGGGAACTCACATAGAGTTCTTGCAGAAGAGTCATTAGAAGACAAGAGAGCGAAGCGTAGGAAGGGGTCACGCTCTGCTTACAACAAGTTCATCACTCAGCAGCCTAAAACTCCAGCAGAAGCTTTCCTACGAGTTCAGGGAACCATGTTTGATACTGTACGAGCGTCAGCAAGACTTGGACATATCATGGTTAACAAGAAAACTTTCGTTGACAGCATTTATAAAGCTAATTTAATCGTTGATCCTGTAGCACAAAGAATCAAGTTTGAATACAACAGTGTTGGTATTCCTCTCCATGACTTTCCGATTAAGGATAATAACCAAGAAGGAGTCATTGAAATATATGAGCAGCCTGTCACTCTTGACGGTGGAGAAGTACCCTTTGGAAGATACGTTGCTGCGATTGACCCTTATGACGATGATTCATCGACTACAAATTCAGTAGGTTCTATTTTTGTGTTGGACCTTCTAACTGACAGGATAGTATGTCATTACAAAGGCAGACCGTCTACTGCCGACCAATTCTTTGAGACCTGTAGGCGTATACTAAGATACTACAACGCAATAGCGAACTACGAGAGGAACAAGAAAGGTCTTTACGGATACCTATATAATAGAGGACAACTGAATCTACTTTGTGACGAACCAGAGATTCTAAGAGACAAGGGTATTAGTAAGGCTAACACCTTCGGTAATAACTCAAAGGGAACCTATGCTTCTACACCCGTTATTATATATGGATTACAACGTTGTGTAGAGTGGATGTCTGCTCTTGCTTATGGTGAGGAGAGAGAAGACGCAGAAGGTAATCCGATACCCTCAGAGGTAACAAATCTTGATAAGATAAGGTCTGTACCTTTATTAAAAGAAATCATTGCGTGGAATCCTGATGATAACTTTGATGATGTATCTGCTTTATTATTATTAATGATATATCGAGAGGATAGACTTCAGTTTAAATATAAGATGACGGAGAAGAAAAGTCAGGTTGTGGCGAATGATCCGTTCTTTGACAGACATGTAGGAGGAGGAAAAAGCTATAGCAATAAGAAAATAATGGATTTCATTAAGTTAGAAGACATAAATTATTAATAATTTTATGAAAACTTTGCAAAGTTAAAATACTATGAGTACAGGAAGCTTACTTAAAAGAACAGCTCATTTCCCCTATCAAAAAAAATCAACTGCCAAAAAAGGTAAGAAGTTTGTAATTGACGTTATCGAGTCGTCTGTTGATATGGCGTACAACGGTGAAAGCGATCTTCTGCAAACAAAGAAGGCGATGGAGGTTAACTATAACCTCAGAGCTGATATTCTCGACGAAAGAGACATGGAACAAGCGGTTAATCCTTGGGGAATCAAAGGAGCAACCTTCCCTGCTAAGATGCAGAACTACCCAATAGCTAATCCTAAAATTGATCTACTGATTGGTGAAGAGTCTAAAAGACGCTTCGATTGGAGAGTTACGGTTGTTAATCCCGATGCTATATCTCAGAAAGAAGAAAAACAAAGAGAACTAATGAATCAGTTGCTCATTGATTCTATTAGTAATGAAGATTTTGATGAAGAGCAACTTGCTGAAGAAATTCAGAAACTTGAGAAATTTAGCAAGTACGAAGCACAAGACCTGCGAGAAAGAAGAGCTACTCAATATTTACAATATTTATGGAAAGAGCAAGACCTGAAAATCAAGTTCAACCGGGGATTCGAGGATGCACTAGTGGCAGGAATGGAAGTATACAATGTGGACATTGTAGGTGGAGACCCAGTTGTGACAAAAGTCGATCCTTTATCGCTAACAGTTATCAGAACTGGTTCTAGCTATCAGATAGAGGACGCTGATGTAATTATCGAAGATAACTATCAACCTATTCGGTGGGTTATCGACAACTACTATGACTATTTGACTGAGACTCAGATAGATGCTATTGAAAAGGGATACATAGGAACAGGGACTACAGACAAGGATATTATCAAATATTATCCGAACAGACCTGTACAGAACCCTGTGGTGATGACTAACCTTGAGCAGAATAGTAGTGATGAGTGGGAATACTCTTTAATCGACCTTGACAATTACAATACTCAGAACGTTGCCGCATATAGTGATTCAGGTGAGGTTCGTGTGTTGAAGGTTGTTTGGGTGAGCATGAGAAAGGTAGGAGAACTAAGCTGGTATGACGAAGACGGAGACTTACAAAAGAAAACAGTAGATGAAAACTATAAACCAAAAGAAGCACTCGGAGAGAAGGTTGATTGGTACTGGGTTAATGAGTGGTGGGAAGGAACTAGAATCGCTGAAGACATATACGTCAAATGGGGTCCAAGACCTATCCAGTTTCGTAGAATGGGCAACAAAAGTATCGGTGGATCAGGGTATGTAGGAACCATTTACAATACAAACACATCTCAGGCTCGTTCTCTTATGGATAGAATGAAGCCTTACCAATATCTGTATAATGTATTTATGTATCGAACAGAACTTGCCTTTGCTAAGAGTAAAGGTAAAATCTCTGTAATGGACACCAGTAGGGTTCCGGAGGGTTGGACGATGGATAAATGGATGTACTACGCTGAGATTCTCGGATGGGCTATCGAAGACCCGTTTAAGGAAGGTCAGAAAGGTGCGGCTCAAGGAAAGTTAGCTGGTGGAATGAACCAGAACTCCAAAGTGCTCGATCTTGAAATGGGTAGTTATATCCAGCAACACGTGATGATGCTTGAGTTTATCAAGCAGGAACTTGGTGAGATTGCAGGTGTAAACCAGCAGCGTCAAGGTCAGGTGGAGAATCGTGAGACCGTTGGTGGTATTGAACGTGCTGTAACTCAGTCTTCTCATATTACTGAGAAGTGGTTTATGATGCACGATAATACCAAACTGCGTGTTCTTGAGACTCTTCTGGAGACCGCTAAGTATGCTTGGAGAAACAAGAAGAACGAGAAACTTCAGTATATCTCTGATGAGATGAGTTCTATTATCACAGAAATCGACGGACAGCTCTTTAATGAAGCTGACTACGGTATCATGATTAGTAGTTCAACTCAGGACGCTGAACTGATCGGTGCTATGAAGCAACTTGCTCAGGCAGGTCTACAGAACGATAAGATCAACTTTAGTGGTCTGATGGATATTTATCTATCGGAGTCTATGAGTTCTATGAGACGTAAGATTGAGCAGTACGAAGAAGACACCATTAAGAAGATTGAGCAACAACAACAACAAACTAACGAAATTCAGCAACAAGCAATTCAGGCTGAAGCTCAAGATAAACAACAAGAACGTGAGCAAAGGTTCAAAGAGAAAGTTCTTGATTCTGAAACTAAGATTGCAGTGGCTCAAATAGGTCAGGACGGTGGTGATCCTGCACAGACTCAAATTAGTCTTGAGAAACTTAAGCAAG